AGTTCTTTGAACGATAGGTTATCTTCTTCTTCTTGCTTACGCTTTGCCTCTGCCTCTTTTTCAAGAACGAGTCGAAGGTTTTCACGTTCTGCTTCTTTGGCTGCTGCTTCTTCAGCACGAGCCTTTGCAGCAGCAAGTTCTTCTTTCATCTTTTCCATCTGAGGATATAACTTTGCTTTTTCTTGCTCACGAGCCTTAGCAATGTCATCTGCGGTATACACAGAACTCACCTCATTCTGAAAAACTTCTTGTGCTGTAACTGCTTCTGCTAGTTGCGGAGACAGTAGGTCAGCGGTTTCTACTTGGTTTTCCATAGTAATCACCTATATTTTCTGGGTCTTTGTCCGAATGCCTTGCGGCGTATCACTGGGTTTTATTACGAGATAATTGCATTACATTTCACTACAAAAATCTCGGTATACTCTGATTTTTTATCAGAATCTTCTATTCCTTATCAACCGATCTGCGCTGTGGGATTTTAGTTCCGTAAGCGTCGGTTACAAGTTTATTGCGTAACTCAGCCTCAGCCTGGACTTCGATTCCCTTAGTCTCTTGGCTTCCTGGGTTCTGCGGATTGGCTGCATCTTGTGGTCCCATCATTCCATCACCCATCACATCCCCATCGCCCAACACTGCTGGCTGCATTGGGATAGCGGAGTTGCCATCAGGACCTGGCATCATGCCAGTCATGTCCATGATCTGCTTCTGGATCTGGATCTTTACAAGTTGTAGGGCGCCATCAGCCTCAGCATCAGTAATAAGTTCTTGACGAATCTCCTGCAACTTCTCCTCTGGGAATTCCTCACCAAGAGTACGAAGTGCACCTTCTTTAGACTCAAGACCCATACCCAACTTAGTCTGGATTTCGTTGAGCGCAATCAACTTATCAAGAGGCAATGGCTGTGGGAAGTGAGCATAGTTCATGTACGAGATTGGATCGTTAGGATCAAGCATAGGTAGTTGACCTGGCTTAATAGGTCCATCTACATCTGGGTTGTACATCATCGTCTCTGGTTCCTTGAGGTACAGAGTACGAAGTGCTAACTCATTGATTCTTTCAATACCTTTGCCATACTGGGCTACCTTTTGTGAGTAACGATTCATTAATGGCTGATACTGGATAGAGAGTGCTACACCTGAGGTGTTAGAGATTGCTTGAACTTGTCCCAGTGCGGTTTCTGGGATGTTCATAAGTTCATGCATTGAGCGCTTTAGAAGTTCGAGGTACTTCAAAGCACCATCAATACCTTGGGCGCCGCCTTCAAGATTGAAGACTTGAGCATCTTTTGGAAGACCGCCCCAAACCTTCTTAGCACCCTTTTCCAAGTTAGAGGCTTTAGCACCCACGATCACTGTCACTGGTGATGCGTGGTAGTTAATGATGTCAGCGACATCAGTGCTAATTTCGTTATATGCACGGTTGATAGTGATGATGTCGTGTGCGTCCGAGAGACCCCACGGCGATCCTGAAACAGGAACATTAGGTATATGTACCACTGGGATTAGTCCTAGTGGATTTGGGCGAGAGTCAATCAACTCATCATTGACGTACTCTTCGATAATGTCGTCAGTCAAAATTTCAGTATAGGTAAACACTTGACGTGTACCTTCTAGTGATGTTCCCCAGAAACGATACTTCTGCTTGAAACGCAGTAGGCGTGTGCGATCGTGTGGGTGGAACTCAGGAAAACAGAAAGAAGAGTTCATCGGTAGTAAACGAACGCGGCCAGGATGGAAATGACCAGCAGAGTCTGTCCATGGTTCTTCGTATGCAATCTTAACGAAGCAGTCACCAGTGATACCGCCTTGCTGCCCCATCTCAAGTAGGACACGCATCTTGTCGTTGTCTACTTCCCAAATCCGCTCTAAGCGATCTGGAACAATTGCTTCTGTTGCTTTAGGTGAACGGAAATGTATACCGTTACCAAATGTAAAACGTGAAAGATAGTCATCGAATGCACGGTAGTAGTTAACCGCAATCTGCATCTCTCCTTGCTCACGGCGGTAGCCGTAGTGATGACCAAGGTACATCGCCCAGTTGAGTGAGTAGCGATTAAGACGGGGACCGTGTACTTCAAATTCTTCGTCAGCAAGTTCCACCAAACCAAGTGGTGAAATAGAGATTGTTAAATCGCTGGAGGCTGCTCTATACGAGGGAGGACTAAAGTCAAGAAATGACATTACTTCTTCTTATCTTTCTTGTTTTCTTTTTTAGTTTCAAGGTGCTTTGACTTTTCTTTGTCTTCTTTTTTCTTAGCCATTGCAACTTTACGTGTGGCTTCAGTCGTTTCAATAAACTGTCCACCGCTTTGTATGTACTTCTTGTGCACCCATGCTGATGCACCTGGATTTGGGTATGAGGAGTACTTAGCACGAGCCATAGCAACAATCGTTGCATACAACTTTGGGTTTGCTGGTTTCTTCATATCTCCTCCAAGGATAGCCTAACCACCCTCACACTAGTGCAAGGGTGGGTCGGCGTACTTATTAAACTATTAGTCGTTTACGACTGTTGGCGACATACGTTGTGTACGTCCACCTGAACGGACTACAGTCTCAAACTGAGCGCCTGAGTAGTCGTTCATTGTTCCATGTGCAAACTCACCAAGATATGTTGGTGCTTCTGTCCATGATGCTGATCCAACGTGTGCACGGTCTGAAAGAGTTTCAGCCGCAGTCTTCTGCCACACTGGTGCGTTACGGTTTGGACGGCCAGGTGCTGTTGCAGAACCTGACATCATTCCTACCTGGAAATCTTCTGGCACATCTGTGTCAGTTGCGACTCCTTCTTCAAAACGTAGTGGTCCACGGCGTGTTGCGTTGCCAGACTCTTTCATTTCGTAGATCTGAGGTGCACGCTCTGGAAAGCGAGGTGCTGGTGAGATTGTCATATTTACTCCTTAAGGATGTATTGGAAAGGCCTTTTCCTAGTACATAGTTTCCACCCTTTTGGGCGAACTGTGTTGTTCAACTAGAAAAAAGGATTACTTGATGCAACAACCTCTGGCATGACCAAATCCTTAGTTAAGGAGCAGGCGATAGCCAAAGAATCTACAAAGTCATCGTGTGCATAGGACTCGTCAGGTGCAGCCACTAAGAAGTTAGGTCCCTTGTACTGTACTTCGGCATCCACCATCTGCTGGTAAAAACGCTTCCAAGTACGAAGTCTGCGAGTTTTTGCATGGGCTGGCCATGCAAGCATCTTGCGTTGAATGAGTGCTTGAAGATGCTTCCAACGACCAGACTGCTCACTAGGGCTAGAGGTCAAAGACATCACCTCTGCTCTAGGTATCAGTAACTTCAAACGCTGTGCAACAGCATCACCTACACCGTTAGCATCTACGCCAATGGCAAGGACGTCGTAGTTACTGAGAAAATTGACGATCTGAAAGTATTGCTCTTCCCAATCGTCTCCCTGCATCTCTAACCAATTAAGGACTCGGTGATCAAAATAACCAAACTCATCAGGACGATCCCAATCAACCCAAACCACAGTAACGACTGTAGAGTCAGTTTTACGAGCAGGGTCGATGCCGACAACGACTGGGGTTTTATGCCATACCTTAACCAGTTCCTGAGAAGTGTCCCCCAGGTCGTCCATAATGTTCGAAGTAACAAACATGCCTCGCTCAAGAAGCCATTTGCAATTGTACGACATTTGAAATTCATCTGATTCCTCACCAATACGTAGCATTTCTTTTCTAATAAACTTTTCATAGTTATCGTTAAACTTTGCAACATCTTTCCAGTCCCATTGGAAATGGTTCTGTCTATTACCACGAGTCGTTTGACGACGTCGGTTCATCTGGATTGCTTTGTAGAAGTTGTTTTTACTTGTTGTAGGTGTTCCAGTCTTGACCATTGTTCCTGCGTAGTACGCAAGCATCGGCGAGATTGATTTAGATACAACAAAGTCATCTGCTTCTTGACACTCATCGATAACGATCAAATGGAAAGACTTAGATTCAATTTTTGCACGAGGGTTTGCAGTCATCATTGTGATGGTAGAGCCTGACTTCTTTAACTTGATCTGACGAGTTACACCGCCCACACGAGCAGTTGAGTCATCAATCTCAGGATCACCAAGAATCTCTAGTGCACGCTCAGAGGTAAGGCGGGTTACGGTTCTACCAAATAATGTTTCAGCCTGTCCTTCAGTAGGTGCAAATAGGCCTACCCACAAGCCGTCTTTGAACTTACCAAGTAAGTCTGGATATAACTTTGCAAGCCTAGGAAGTAGCACCATGAGTGTGGCTACTGTGTCAGCCACAGTCTCTGACTTTCCTGACTGACGTGATGCAAGGGCTGTAATCTCTTCGCCATCGTTAATGATGACGGACTCAATAATACGTCGTGCTAGTGGCTTCTGGTACGGGTGCAGATCATGACCAACAAGGACCTTAAGAAAGTCCATAATCTTTTCGATAAGTTTGTCAACAAATTGCTGGGACAGTTCATCCAGCGGTTCGTCTATCGGCTCAGTCTCACCTTGTTCATCATTCTGATAAAACTCAGGGCTGATTTCTTGAAACTTATCTTGATCTACTGTCATAAGGAACTCTGTGAGCGTCGCTTTAACTCTTTGGCAATAGCGTAGAAGGCTTCAGCGCCCATCACTACCTCGTCAAGGTCTGCTTGACTCTGATGCCTCTGCCATGAGGTTATGTTCTTGCCGATTGTAAACATTGCCTGCTCCATCCATAAGATCAAATCTGGAGTAGAGACCATCGACACTCGTTTCTCGATCCGAGTCTGGGGCTGGTGTCCAACCTGCTTTTTCCGTAAAATCATCGTATGTAACTTCCCGTCTTGCTAGTGCTCCGCTTAGTGCTTCTTCTTCCTCTTTCATGGCTCCCCATTTCCCTAAGACTAGTCCATGATACTTAGGTAATCGTACTATGAACGGGGTAGCGGTTCTGTATGGCTCTTCAATTTCTTGACTCCATCCGCGTACAACAAGTTTGTTGCCCCACTCATAAGGGAATCTAGTCACTTGCATGAATAGTGGTCCGACGTTGTGTACCTTTGGCATTTACTTCTTTCTGGATGTAGTGCTGTACTGTTTTCCACGACTGCTTGTCTGAGAGATACGAGCATAACGATAGAACTCTTTACGCACACCTGCTGGTATAGAGCGAACATTAGCAGGTCCACGAGGTTTAAAGTCTAAGTACTTGTAAATGTATTGGCCCTTTGAGACACGCTTCTTGAAGTTCTGCCATTCAGTAGGAGTCACTTCGTAGTAGTTGTAAAAAGTTCCATCACGGAAAACTACTGTTAGAACTCCTCTTACCTTGTCATAACCTGCCGCTACTGTGCGAGGGCGTTCTGGTCTGGTACTAGAGGTTGGAACAACAGTTAGTGGAGCCGCAGCGGTGCCTTCATCTCCTTGAGGTCCTTTGTAACCAGGAACAATGAGTTCGCCTGTGTCATCGTCTTCATCGTAAGACTGGCGGTAAGAAGATCGGTCGACGTAATTTCCGTCTGAGTCAATGTAATACGCATCAGCGTCAATGCTCTGTGCTAATGCATCTCCCGCCTGATTGCGGCGGTTTGCCTCTCCAAAAGATTGTGGCTTGTAGTACTTGTCAATTTCTCCAAGGAACTCAATACCACCAAACTCTCCAGCAGATGCTGCTGTCGGGAGAGCAGTAAAGTTTTTAGATATCTGACCAAGTAGTTCGCCAGAAGACGGTATAGCAGTGCGTTGATTGCTCACTGCTCTACCGCCTACTGGACGTACCATTGTTTTATCCTAACAGATTAAGCCCAAGGAGTGATTGTTACTGCTGCTCCTGGTGCTACGTTGTTCTGTCCTGCTGCAAGTGACTGAGACTTGATTGTTCCAGAAACTGCAACAACTGCACCTGTAAGACCTGTAAGAGCCAATTGTGTGGTTCCTGTGCTTGTAATGGTGAATGTGTTGTCTGTAAGACGTGTCACTGTGAAAGTTCCGTTAACAGTTGCTTCACCAGTGTTAGAAATAGTTACCTTGTTACCAGTAACGAATCCGTGTGATGAGTCTGTAATCGTTGCGGTTGTAGAGCCTGCTGTACGAGAGACTGCTGTAACAACGCCTGCTGTGTTAGTCGCTGCTGATGCGGTTGTTACTACCAATGAAGCATCCTTCATTGCATCCTGTGCAAGTGTTGTTGTAAGTCCAAGTACGTTAGGTACGAGTACGTAATTAGTTGGTCCTGATACATCTTCACCTGCTGTATTTGGAGCGTACTGTGGGAAGCCATTCCATCCTGAAAGAGCAATGATGTGGTTGTCTGCTGCTGGATCTAAGCGTCCTGGAACTCTTGTGTAGACTGTTGTTGAAAGAGTTGCACTTGCTGCATCTGGACGAGCATCGTTTGGTTGAATAGGGAAGTTACCCCATACGAAGTCAATAGCGACTTCACCTGCGGAATCTAAAAGATTACCGTTGTTATTTGTTGCCATGAATAGTCTGCTTTCTCTAGAGAAGTTAAAGCCTCATGCGCTTAGAGGCATGATAAGTCTACTTAAAATCATCACAATCATGGTCTTCAAGTTCATCTGTTTCTAGGACAGCACGACACTCCTTGCATTTGAAGAATCTGACATCATCTAGACCAACAT